CGGCGGAAAGCCCGGCTCGACGCGCACGTACAGGCGCTTCGTCTGCATCCAGCGGATCATCGGCCGCATGAACTGTTTCACCAAACGGTGAAACGTGAAGATATTCAACTCCTCCGAAATGTAGCACCAGCCTTCATGAACCAGTGGCCACCGGGTGATGCCCGCTGCACCAATAGGGTTGGCGCCAACCCATGCGGTGAGTCCCATCCCCCGTTCCGCTTGCAAAGCCGGGAGAAAGCCTGGGTAAACCTGCGGTGGCCGCGGGTTGATGAATAGCAGGTCGTCCACTTGAAAGCGCTCTAGTCTCACAGATCCCCCATATTCAGGATCCCGAACGTGCAGAGGATCGTCAACGGAAAGGGTTGCTTCTGCGTGATCTGGACCCGCCCAGTTCGGTCGTAACTCCCGGGATGGACACGCACGTCGCGCGTAACAACGGCGAGTTCGTCGGAGAGAGCTTGGGGTTGTCCAACGAAGGTTCCATCAAGGTTCTGACCAAGGGCCAATACTGGAGGCTCGATTCCATCGGGGGTCCCAGCCAGTTTATATGTCTCCCAGGCGTCGGCGTCATCCGCACTGTAACCGTTAACGTAAAGCCCGAGCGTAGAAAAGACTCGCACATAATAGTCACTCCACTGTTGCAGCACGCCCTGTATCGTCCCGGCCTGTAGCATCTCCGGCCGCATCGTCAGAATCAGCGGGCGGATGGGAAGGCCGTACGATGTGATGGACTTGGCACCGCTGTTGGGGATCGTGACTTTCCCAGTCGAGTCCGCTGTGACGGGCGTGACTAGATCGGCCAACAGCGGCGCGTCAAAGGGGAAGAAGTTCACGGTCGAGTACCACGGCAGCCCCGTCACCGTCACCACTCGCCCAGCGAGCCTGGCGTCGGTCACCGACAAAATCTGCGACGATGCGGCAACCGGAGGCGCCTGCGACGAGCAGTCTACCAGGAGGTTCTCGTTGAAGAGTTCAACCGTGTATACCGGCTGATTATTGCGCGTGCGCTTGACAACGGTCCACACCAGATCCGCAGAGTAGGTGGCAGATTCTGTCGGCTGAAATCGGAGATTGCCGGTGTCGTTGGGATCCGCAAGCTCGGGCGCCGGATTGGGTATACACGCGCAGGAGATGTAAGAATCACCGGTTCCAACTTTTCCATAGTTGCCATCCGCGTAGCCGGTGCGGTGTTCTGCCCACGCCTCGACGGTCTGCGACACGTCGTAGGTGAGGCTCAGCATCCGGCCGTCCATTGTGACTAACCAGACAAGTTTGTAAGGTGACACTTGCAGGCACATGTCTTTGATGCCTGCTCGGGTGAGGTGCTCGGCCCACAAGCTGATGTCGCGTGAGAGACGAGCATAGACGGAGAAATTAAACTTAGATTCGAGCAGTTTGGTATGGTACCGCTGGACGTAGAGGGAACAGGTATCAATGAGAACAGGCGGGATAGAGCAGCCGCCGTAGCTGGATTGGGAATTAACTGTAACATTCGTAGGCGTGATTCCGGACCCAGTCGGCGAACCACCGAGAGGACCGCCTCCACCGCCGCTTCCAGAAGCCGCATATTCAGTAGCGGAGGTTTCGAGGAGAAGGTCACCGTTGTTTCCTGCCGCTGCTTGCATCCAGACGATTTCATCCAACCGCCCTCCACCGATCGTGTATTCCAGCCCGTCGCCTGCGTTGTGCCCCTTGGCAAAATTCTCGAAGTTCTGTGACTGCGAGGCCCAAAACGTCTTCGGCTGTAACGCCGTGCTGCCGAGATAAAGCCGTCCCTGAAAGAACGTGCCTACGGACGGGTAGCCATTCACGCCTGACGGCGTGCGCCCGTTCGTCCCGGCAACCGTGCCCCATATTGGATCCTCAATCGACCATGCGCCCGGGCCCGCGGGCGACACTCGCACCTCGCCGGCAACCGTGCCGACGAACGTGTCTTCCGGCACACTCGACCAGCGGATGCTGACCTGGTGCGCTTTGACGAACTCAATGATCTGCGCCATGCAGCCGGAATAGCTGATGTACCGGCCAACGTCGGTCGAGCGGAAACAGTCCGCGCGCGACTGCGCTGACGAGTCCTTGCCATTCAGTGGGAACGCATGGAACGTCTCGAAGTTTTCCGTCTGCCCAATGCCGTACTGCGCGGTCGCGATCCACTCTGGATTTCCAGTCTGCGGATCCGGCGAGCTTGCGTTGACGTTGCCCGCGCCGCCCCACACGCCGGGATTGCCGCGCATGAGCCACAGCCCGGCCGCGATCGCGTTGGTCGCGCTGAAGAACGGGCCTAATATCGTGCAGTAGGCCGTCGCACCGCTGCTGTCGAACGGGATATTGCCGACGTTGTGAGGCGCCTGCTTTGTGGTGCTCGTGATCTTGGCGACCTGGGTGTCCACCACAATGTACTTGCCGACATCTCCCTCTAAGAATGTGCCCGCGGTTGTCACGAACGGGATGTTGACCGCGCCGGCCACGGTCGCGTCGCCGGTCGAGCCGTCGGGCTGCGCCGCCGTTCCCGGCGTCAGAGTCAGCGTGCCGCCGCTGATGTCCTCATCGAACGAGTCTGTGGGTGGGCAATCAAACGTAAGGGGCAGCCACCTCCACGATGTGTCGTTCGGGCCTGAAACAACGCCTCTCTGACCAAATCGCTCCAGCTTCTGGACCGGGTAGTTTCCTGCAAACAGGTACATCGTGTCGCCCTGTTGCGCGTACTGGATAGTGAAGAGATCCGTGACACTCGTATCATATGGGGTCGTGAGTGTAAGCGGAACTCCATTGATGAGGATTGGAAACCCCATCGTCCAGGGCAGTTCCGCGCCGGTTATTGGATCAGTGTTAGAAGCGTAAAAGATCCTCGCCGTCTGGTTACCGAGTTCAATGACATAAGCCTGCCCCGGGCTGAACTCGAAGGGTATCAACCGTGAGGGACCCATCGCGTCAGCCACGTATTGGCTGCCCGGGCGGCGCTTCAATGCACCTTGCGGCAGGACAATAACATTCTGTAGCACTTCAGCGCCGTGCTTGAACTTGTCCTGATCAGTACGGCCCAGCACGCGGGGAGAAACTACCCCGGTGCTGAACGCGTTCTGGATTATGCGCTGTCTAGCCAACTTATCGCTCGATGTACCCGACTGTCCAATCGCTTGTCGGCGAGCCAGTAACGGTCAGGCCGTACGCGAAATGCAGTGACAAGGTCCACTGCGGCGGAATCATGATCGGATCTCCCACGATCACAATGCGTTGAGCGCCCGCGGCCGAACTCAGCGTGCTCGAATCTTCCGCCGATCCGAATTTGAAGATGTTTTCGTCGCCCGCGATCGCAATAGTCGAGCGCAGTGCCGACACCATCGGGAACAGGACCGAACCAGTCTTCGCAGCCTTGGTCAGTGCGCCGACCCAAATGCGAGCATTGGTCTGATTGAGTCCTCGGGGATTCAGCGAGAACTTGCTGTTGCCAGTAAGCTCCGTGCCGCCCGTCACGCCGATCAGACCGTTGTCCAACTGTAGCTGCGCGATAACCGCAGTCTGCGAGGCTGTGCCAGGAGAGATTACGCGGCGGTAAATGCGTCGCACCCAAATGTTGGCTCCGCCTACAGCGTTACCATTCTGGATGATGAGCGCCGGCGCGGTGTCCGACGGCACCGAGTTATTCGGCGTGTTGGTTGTCTGATCCGCGATCGCGGTGCCGGCTGCGCCAGAACTCGCTACGAAATACGAGCCCTCATCTGCGGCGCCGAAATCAGTCGCGGTCAGTATGCCGACATGTGAGCGGCCATAAGAGTCGGCCGTCGCGCGAAACGGTATGCCATCGCTTTGCAGGCCGATGCTCGCGCGTGCGCGCGCAACGAGAACGCGTAAGTTGAGATCCATTAGTTTTCCTCCAAAAGTTCTTTAGTCAGGAGCCAGCGAATCGCTCGAAGCTCCACTAAAATTTCTTGTCCAGTCCCCTCAGTCATCGTGCTCAAGTCGGTCAGAGATCCTTCGCCGGCGGCGGCGCTGGCAACTACGGCCTGTGACGACTCCGGCGCAGGCGTAGTGGTGACGCTATTGGTCGGTGCTACGTATGCCGGCTTCGATGCCGTGCCGGTTAGTGGTTTCTGATTATTTGCCACTATACGTCACTTTGCACTTAGGCTCATGGATACACGGCTTCGGCCCGCTCATGCCACACCCGGACTCGTGGTCGGTAAAGCTACAGCGCTCGTTACAGGACCGAAAAGAAAGCCAATCGTGAAATCGTTTGCGAGGAAGCTCAGAGCTTCGGATGAGGAGGACGCAAAGTACGTCACTGACATTGGGGTGCCCTGTTTCGAGACAAATGTGACCAGGAATAAGCTGTAGCTGCTCCATCCCGCATCTCCTCCGATCGGATTCGTTGGCTGGTTGTTCGCCACTTATTTCTCGAATACCGCGATCACGCCGTGCGACGGCTCGCCGTACTTGTTGAGGACATACATCTGCCCCATCGGCGGCATCACCTTCTTCGTCGCGTGCATGTCGATCATGCCCATAACGTCCATGTCCGCGGCGGCGATGAGCACGCAAAGATCGGCCGGCGCGTCCCGGTGCTCCGTCTCGTAGATGCACTTGTAGGCGAAGTCCGCCGCCTTGTTCGCGGGCGGGTTGCAGAACACGCGCTCGCCGCTCCAGCGGACGATCAGGGAGTTGTCCCAGAACTTGTCACACAGCGCGTCCTCGCGCGTGCAGCAGCCGTCGGCCGTGAAGTGGAAAATGTCGTTGAGGGCCTTGAAAATCAGGCGCGGAGTACCCTCCAGAAGGACGCACTCGTGCCGCTTTTCAATCAAAGATTGGCTCATCCATCCCCTCCTGCTCCGTCTCGTACTGTTCGTTGAAGGCCGGAGCCCCACCTAAAGTGGCCTCACAAACAATCATATCACGAAACGCCTTGATGCGCAAGCGTGGAAGATCGGGTGTCCAAGGGCGCCCAACCGGCACGTCCCCATCGCAGCCGATCATCTGCTCCGGCTGGTAGGCGACGCGCCGCGCGGCGCGCATCCGTAGGCTAGCCGGGATCCGAGGTATCTTCTTCGTCTTCACGCTTGAAAGCGCGCCACGCCAAGATGGCGAATAGCGCGATCGCTCCTACCACGGCGCCGGCCGTGAAGCCGACGCTGAATGCAACACTAACCGCTGAAAACGCCGCCGAGCCATCCATCGTCTTGGTTCCTCACATTGGCCAGAGTATTGTCGTACAGACCGTCAGGCCATTGTTCGGCCCCATCTGCAAACCACGCTTCCTCGGTCAACATCCCGGCCTCTTTCATGAGATTGTCTTTGGTCTGGAGGTTGCCGTTGAGCGCGATACACATGTGCCCGGCGAGACGGGTCGCTAGGCATTCGATGAACATGTCGTCGAACAAGTTCGTATCGACGTTTTTCGAGATGTACTCGATCCCGACCACGGTTGGGGGAGTGGTCTGATTGAGAGGCGGCAGGCCGACGCCCGGCTGGGCGCCGACGAAGGACGCATTGTTGAATCCAGTCGAGGGCGCGTCCGTCAGCAGGAGCGTGCCTACGATCCGGAAGTGGTACTGATACGGAGCCGCGCGGTAGACGCGGATGCAGTCCGGTGGAATTTGGTAGGCGGCAGAAAAGATGATCTCGCTCTGGTACCAGGGATCCGGCGAGAACGCGAACTGCGTCGGGGTCTGCGTCGAGAGAGGTAGCGGCAGAAACGTCCGCGCCCAATTCCAAGGATGCGAGCGCAGCAGCGCGTTGCGCGAGCGCGGATACCAGAGCTTGGCGACACCGGCCTGGCGGCTGCCGTCAGCGTATGAGGCGATTGGGTTGACGCCGAGCTTGGTGAGGGCGAGATTGACGATGTCGATCTCAGAAGCCATTCAGTCTCCGAAAGAGCCCCGGGGAGATTGCTCTCCCCGGGGGTTACGATTACTGTCCGGTTCCGACCAACAGATAGCCCGCGTACGAAGCGTTGTTGGCCGCTGAGCCGTTATACAGGGTGAAGGTCACTGTGATGGGACCCGATCCGAAGTTCGGAACGCCCTGCGCTGAGGACTGGTCGCCGACGGGATCCGTCCCGACCTGCACCGGCAGCTTGCTGGTAATGGTCGCCAACAGGGCTGTGCCGTTGCTCGACTGACCCGGGCGGATTACGCCAAGGTTCGCGATCGGAATCGCGCTGTCGAAGAAGGCGTTGTTCGCTGTCCCGTAGTCGTCGATCTTACCCATGTTCATCAGGATGTTCGCACCAGGCGCGTTCGCCGTGATGTTCATCATCCAGTCGAGCAGGTAGTCGGTGGGGAACAGGCGCGCGATCTTCACATAGTCGGTCGCGTTGTTGGCGCCGGCTGTCTGTACGAATGTGAAGTTGATCGCCTTAGCCTTCGCACGCTGCGAAGCGCGGATCTGTGACGGAGCACCCCCGAGCCCGCCGGTAAAGGTCCCGACGAGGCCCTGGAGTTCGACGGAATTATAAACGACTGTAGTCATGGTTGTTTCTCCTGCGTAGGATCCCCTACGGCTTAGGACTCCACAAAGTCAGTTTCGATGACGCCGACTTCCTCAAGCCGTGTGGCTCCGAGGGTCATGCGCATATAGACCTGTGTCGAATAACCCTTGTCTGAGCGCTCGCTGACGCGGGTTGTGATCTCTTCGGCAATGCCGAGCATCATGGCGCTGCGAACATAAGCGACGCCCGCACGGTCAGTGCTGTTCGAGGTTGTCGAGCCGACGAGGCCCGATGTGTTGGTGCCGATACAGGAAACCAACTGGAGCCTGTTGCTCTGGATGAACTTGAAGCCGGCATACCCGGGCACGCTCCCGCCTGCGAGAGCCTTCTCGGTGTTGTAGTCAGCCGAGGTTACCTGGGTTGTTTCCAGCAAGTCGGTGATCTGGTGAGGAGACACGATCATGAATCGCTCCTCTTCCACATCAACGTCCGCCAAGTCGAACATCTGTTTCACTTTGAGCAACTTCGGAACTGACATATGTCCGCCGTCGTTCGCTGTGTTGTAGCTCGACCCGAGGATCTGGTTAGCCTTTGTCGAAGCCCATGTCACCGCTGTCGCGCCGTCCGCACCGCTCTGCGCCTGGCCTGTCAGCGCGACGATGATCACGTCGTCGATCGCGCGGCCGAACGCGTTGGTCGCGTTGATGACGTAATGTGATTCAGGGTTGATAAGCAGACGAAGTTTGTCCTGGCTGTCGATCAGGTCAGCCCACTCGAAGTCGGTCAATGTCATCTGCCGACGGCTGTGGGGCGTGGAGATTAGCGGAGTGTCGCCGTGACGTGTGGTACGGGCAACGGCCGCTGTGGGGCCCATGCGCTCAACGTAGTGGTTCTGGCCCTTGATGTCCGTCACGCTGTAGACGGTCGAACGCAGGCGAGAGCCCTTCTGTTGGCTCAGGTGCTTTACGTTGTCCTTGTACTGCTGTACGAAGGACTGAGCAATTTCGTAAGACATGAGATAACTCCAGCACGAGATTTTCGAACACTCGGTGAAGTTATCCGCGCGGGCGGGCTTCGCCTAGACCTTAACGGAAGGTCTGGACGGTCAATGTTTTCAGCGGCCCTTGACGAGGGTTATCGCAATGGGTACATTATAGCACGAACGAAAGGTGTGCGTCAACAAGCCTGACCGCCGGGCTTGCAGATTCCCTTCACGCAGTTACACTTCGGCGTCGGTGTCGGAGAAGGTGTGGGACTTGGCGTAGGCGTAGGCGTCGGAGATGGCGTCGGCGTAGGAGTGGGCGTGGGCGACGAGGTCGGTGTCGGTGTAGAAGTCGGGGTAGGGGTCGGCGTCGCGGTGGGCGACGGCGTGGGAGTAGGCGTAGACGAAGGCGACGCCGTACATTGCGGCCTTGGCGGACAGATCAAATACTCGAATGCGCATACGGCTACGGCGCTCGCGCCCACCATCAGTTGCGCGAGAAGTAGTGGTACGACCACGAGGCGATGGCGAAGGCTTGACAGTCTTCTAACTCCTCGGGTGTGACGGTTATTCGGAACCAGGGCATGTCCGGATAGTATGCGGCCATGCGCTGCACACTGTCTAGATCACCGCTTCTTTCGTTCGGGGTACTTTCCGCCATTCGCAAGCTCCTTGGCGTGCTCGTGCATCTTAATCGCGATCGCTTGGTTCCGGCTGGTCACCTTCGCTCCCGATCCTGACCGTAGGGTTCCCCGCTTGAATTTGTTGAACACTTCGCTCGACGGCATCTTTCGTCTCCTTCATTGCATCCTGCCGCGCCTTCATGGCCGCGCGGATCTGCGATCTGAAGTCGCACGTCTGCGCGAGCGAGCCGTGGTAGTCGTAGGAGCCGCGGTGCGTTAGCTCGATCCACGGACAGACGTACGTGCCTAGTCCCATTCGTTGAGCGTCCTGACAGAACTGATAGTCCTCGCTCATGTGGCGCAGCGTCTCGGGATCGATCGGATCCCTGAAGAACGCCGTCGCGTACTTCTGGCTTTTCCAGAACTCATCCCAGCGGATCGCGTCCGGCTTGTAGCGCCATTCGGGATGGCGTTCGGCCATCATCTCGAATGTTCCCCTCTTCACCATCATAAAGCCGGTTCCGAGTTCGTCAACCTCGCTGGGGTAGTAAAGGTCAATGTCGCGCGGCTGTTGATTTTCCCGCGTGGCGTGAGTGTTGACCACGAAGTCGCCGACGTAGCCGGAGAGTTGATCGGCTGGAACTCCACAAAGGGCAGCCCACCGAATCTGCTCCCAGTTGATACTCTTACGAGGGTATGCGGCACCGAGGATCGCGTAAGGTGACTTGTTGTCTTGGAGTGCAAAGAGATGAAGGACATCCATCGCTTTGAATCCAACGTCAACGTCGATCCACATAAAATTTGTACATTTGGTTTCGGTGAGGAATAGATCCACAGTGGTGTTACGCGCTCTCGTAACAAGCGCGTCGTTGGTGATGCTGTATTCGACATACTCGATACCATATGCTCCGCAGAGTTCCTTGAGTGCTGCAAGTGACTGGTGCGTGGGAACGTGCATCATGCCGCCGTAGGCCGGTGCGCCGACGAACAGGCTCCGCTTCTCGATCGAGTTGTCGAAGTGTAGATCAGGGGGCAGTCTTTTCGGGTCCAGCATCCACTTTCCTCCACCGGTATGCAGCCGCCGTTGCCGTGAGAACCGAAACGTAGGATCCCGCCATGCTGGCGACCGCGACGGCGGTGCCGCCCGCGTCGAACAGCACGTGGTTGGGAAACAGAGCGTGTGCGGCGATTAGGAACGTAATCACCGCAAAGAGAGTGTTGAAGCCAAGGAAGCCGAGCAGGATACCGAATGCCAGGCAATCGGCGCCGCGATCCGTGGCGTCGAGCAGCCGGCAAATGTAGTTGCGCAGCGACGCGATCATTTGATTTCCAGCACGGAGAACTGCTTGTGCGTCTTCGCGAAGTGGAAGATGTCCTGCGGGGTCGTGCTCACGTCTCTGACGCCGAAGTCGAGGCCGAGCGAGTGATACGCTTCCGCCACTAGGTAGGAGCAAATCGGGAAGTGGTCGAGCCAGCCGTGAGTCAGGTTCGTGGTGAACCAGCGCGTGTGCGTCAGCGCGTCGCCAAGCTGGAGCGCGAGATCGACGTAGCCGTAGTCCTTCGCCGTCTGTCCCATTGCCTCATTGACCAGCGTGGTGCGCTGCTCGGGCGTCAGGCTCATGTCGTGCAGGATGTAGGCCTTGGCAGCGCCCGCGATCGACACTTCGAGCGGGCGGGTCGAGACGCGCGCGAGCGCCTCAATCACGATCGGTGGCTCCGCGCCCACTAGCATTCCGACATGCGACACGTCGCCATTGGTGGCTGCCAAGATATGCTCTGACAGCCAACCGCGGCCGCGAACGGCCAGTATGTCACCAGCTTGCACGAATCGACACTCCGACGGTCAGGTCATTTCCCTGGAGCAGGAGTTGCCACGGCACTTGCCACTGGACTCGCGACAGGGGCCGCGGTCGGGAGGCTGGCAGGCACGGTCGGGCTTTTAGGATCGGTTGAGTAGCCGAGGACCGGGCAAAACACGCTGTTGACCTGGGTCACGGTGCTGACCAGAATCGGTCCGACGCCGGGGAGCGGAATCAGGTTCGCGAGAGCCATGTCCGCCTGAGCCTGCTGGCCAGAACACTTGGCCGCGTTGTAGCGGTCGAGATCACAGGCCAGAGCCTTGCCGGCAACACAGGCCGCGCTCAGTGTGGCGTGATCGATCGGCTGGGAATTGGGCTGCCCAGTTACGAGCGAACAGCCAGCTACGAGTACAAAAGCTAAGGAAAGCGCGAAACGTCTCATTGTGTTACCTCGTCATGTATTTTAGCAGGAAAACTTAACCGATGTCAATCCCCCTACTCGTTACCCGGGTAGAGCTTTTTATAGAGGGCCTGCATCTCGTTGCCGAAGCGCTCGCCCTGTAGCTCGCGCTCGACACGGCTCAGCTTGTTGAACTCGGCCCGTTTATCCTCGATCTGCTTTTCGATCGCAGCCTTTTCGTCACCAGTCACGCCAGCATCCTCCCCAGTTTCAACCTTCCCTTCGTTGAACTGATCGTTGAGTGATTTGAAAAACTTGATCACGGCCGGATGGGTGTCCATGCCGGTCGTCTTGAGCAGGTCCCGCAGCCCCTGGTGCTCGGATCCTACCAGCGCCTTAAAGCCCGCGACGGCGCCCTTGAAGTTGGTGTCGTACTTGTCGCCCCATTCCTTCGTCAATGTCTCGCGCTCGCCGTCGGCGACCTTCACCAGGTCCTGCATGTACTTCGTCTGCTCGGTGCCCCACCAATCCATGAGCGCCTGGGCCTGGCGCGGATTGAGGCCCGCCTTGTGCGCGACATCGCGGAAACCCTTCTCGACAGGCTCGGGCAGGCTGTAGTCGAGTCCCTTGAACTCGGGCTTCTTCAACTCGTACTTGTCCGGAGCTTCCGGTCGCCCAGCCTTCGCGTAGAAGGCGTCCCACTCTTCAGGCTTCGCGTCTGCACCCGGGACGGCCGTGGCGTTGCCGCGCGACTTCTCTAGTTCGCGATACGACTTCGCGAGCGACTTAACGTCCGCGAACTTCGACAGGCCCGCGTGATCGGCCTCGTCGATGCCGTTGGTCTTGAGCCACTCAGCCGGCGCTATCGCTTTCGGATCCGGCGTCGGTGTACCCTTCGGATCCGGAGTCGCTGAAGGGGTTATTATCGAGGCCGGAGCCGGTGTTACTAGGTCTGCCATTTTCACTCCTCATCTTCTGCGCTTCAGCGACGAGCACTTCGATCTTCAGAACGACCGCGCGCTGTCCCTCGTTGAAGGCGGTTTGATACGGACTCTTTACGTCAAACGAAATGCCGCTGAACGCGGCGCGCAAATCATCGAGTACGAGTTGGCCTTCGGGACTGCCGAACACGTCTGCGTACGCGAGAATGGCGCGATTAGCTTTGGTTGCCCTGCGCTTGGCCACCACCCTGTCCTCCTTCTTCACCACCACTTAGGCCGGTCACCGCGTGGGCGACGGAGCCCTTCTGCGGTGCTTGATGCAACGCCTTCACCATCGGCGCTGCTGCTTTCATGTTCTCTTGCTGCTGCTGCGCCTGCTGAGCCTGCTGCTCCTGCTGCGCGCGTTCTTCGCGATCGGCCTCGACCGTCGCTTCGTCCCTGATGTACTTCGAGTTGATGCCGAGGTTCACGGCGGCGTCGCGGAAGATGCCGTCGATGTCGAGGTTGTCCATGACGGGCACAGGCGGCTGCACTTGGAGCAGCGGCTCGGCCAACTGGATCAACTGCGTGACCGCGCCAACATTGCCCGCCTTCTGCGCGCGCGCCATCGGACCCTCGTAGCCTACCGAGATCATCGGGTTCTTTTTGCGGCCGGTGTCAGATTGGAACATCTCTGGCGGCGGATCAGGGAACATGCCCGCGCGCTGTCGGATGCGGAACGCGCGCATGACCATCGGCGACAGATATTCTGTTTCGAGTCGTCCCAGCGTGGGGCCAAGTATCCGCTGCATAAGCTCGTAGCGGATATTAGATTCAGTCGCAGTCATCTGCGGGTTGTCCGTAGGCATCTGTAACTGGTCGGCGTAGAACATGCGCTTAATAGCTTCCTGAAGTTCCTTGGTCTTCAGGTTCATCGGCTGGAAGCCTGGCCACTCCTTGTATAGCATACCGAGGCCTTCCATATTTCGAACTGTAGACAGGCCGCCTCTCTGCAAATGAACTTGACCGATGATGTCTCCGCCTTTTTGTACGAGTGGCGGGTCGATCGCTTTTCCAAGAGCCCGCAACTCCATCTCAACCATCTTATTGAGAGTCTTAACATCAGGAAGAGCAGTGTGTCCACGACCACGCCCGTACACCTCACCGGTAGTCTTCGTCCAGCGCCCGACCATCCACGGAAACTCGTGGAAGCTATCGACCTGCAATCGGATATTGTGCTCCTGCAAAAAGTAGACAGATAGCCACTCGGGCCGTCTCAGATTACCCTTGCCATTATCCTGTGAAGGAACGGTGGCATGGACAACCTCAAACGGCGTGAGCGGATCCATGTTAGCGTCGGCGAAGCCGGAGTCATTCCACTCGGCGTCCTTGAAGCGCTCGATGATGGCTGCTCGGTCCAGCGGAAAAGAATGATAGACACGGTTGACGCGGCCCATGCCGTCTTCACCAATAGCACTATTCTGAATCTGAACCGACGTGAACCGAAACTCGCCTTTCTTACCCTCGTCCGAGCGATCCTCGAAGAGCAAAAGGAAGGTGCCGAAGTCAACGATGTCGAGATAGCCTTCGTGCGACTCCTGAGAATGGTTTGAACGATTGAAGGCAAGACGCATGTCCTCCGCGCAGTAGGATAACCACGTGAGAACTTTGGAGTTCGTCATCTGGTCCGGATCGTCAGTCGTCAGTCCAAACCACTTGTTGTAGGAAGATGTCAGGGTGCCGTGCAGCGAGGCGGCGAGAAGCTCCGATGAGAAAATCGCCGTGGAATCGAAAAGTTTGTCCGTTCTCCGTGTGCCCGGTGATTTCCGCACGATAATATCGTTCTTCATCGGGCGGATTAGATCGGCGATCGACTGCCACACCGGTTCCCATAGGCGCCTCCGCTGGAGCAGGGTCTGGTACTCTTTGAGCAGACGTGCGCGCAGGCCTTGGGGATCGTCCCAAAGCCGCTGCTTCATCGGCGTCCGTGGTGCCCGGTCGGCCATTATTTCAGCTTGCCGGTAACCTGGGTGCCACTAGGCACGTTCTCGCCGCGGGACGAGGCGGGGACCTTCATGTTGTCGCGCGCGCCCCAGCGGTTCTCAGGCGAGTGCCCGGCCGGGGGCATCGCAGTCTTCTGGCCGCTGTTGATGGCGAACGAGTTGTCACACTCGTGCTGTCCGTTGTTTTCGGACTTGCGGCTGTAGCTTTCGCTCTCGATTATTGCCATGATGCCTCCAGTATATCAGAGTTTTAGGTGCTGTGTCAATTACCGCAGGCGTCGCCAGCGAACCCGCAGATGGGGCCGAACAGCAGAGAAGTCTGTGCCGCGGGCGGCGGTGAACCTGACGGTGAGAGCAGCAGGACCGTGTTGCCGGGATCAGCCGAGGTCGTGTCGGTGGAGGTTGTCGTATAGAGGCTGGTCGATGACAGGCACTTGTAACCGGCTGCCTGGGCGAAGGTCGAGAAGCCAGCTATGATGCTGTGTGCGAGATCAGTAGTGAGCAGCGTAGGAGCGTTCTGCATGTCCCAGCTATCGATCGCGAGGTCACCTGTGACCGCGGGTGTGACCGAGCAACTGGTGTGTGGTGAGCCGCCCGTCGGGTTGGTCGCGCACGAGGTATCGTAGGTCACGGCCGCGTAGGTCGCATCCATGCCGTAGGTCACGATGTTGCCTGACTCGGCAGTCACCATGAACGGCGGCTAGTTGTATGTGATCGGCGTCGTGATGACCGCCTCGTTGTTTGACTCCGCGCCGTTGTTCGAGTTGGCTCGAATCGTCGGGCCGGTGAGGTTGCCGAACGAGACGTAGGCCGATGCGGCTGGAAGGATCGAGGCGTCGGTATCGTCCGTCGATACCATGAGGTCGCCGTTCTGAGCGCCATAGGCAACATAGTGCGGGTTGCGCTGCCAGAAGCCGGTGCCGCCCGAGGCTGGCTGCGAGTCCGTGCTCATCGGTACGCCCTGGCCACGGATCGTGATCGGGTTGCAGACTGTGTCCACGGACGGGGAGGTTGTCTTGAAGGCCACCATCGCGGCCAGCATCGCGTTGTTGTTGAAGGAGTTCTGTGCGATGTTATGCAGTCCGGTCGGGTCGCTGGTCGGCTGGATGAACGCCGACAGGTACGCGTCGCCAGGGCCGTCGGCATTCGAGGGTCCCATCGTGACCGCGGACGGCATGGGAACGTCGCCAGAAACGCCCGCCAGTCCAAGTCCGCTGGCTTTGACGCCAATGTTGATTACCAGGTCGCCGTCCTTGCTCGGTGTTACGCCAGCGGTTCCCAGCGTGGCGCCCGAACCACCGGCTCCGGATCCCGAGCCACCGCCGACATTTGCCGTCGCGACAGCGTCGGTATACGGCGCGGCGCCAGACACGTCGATATTGTGGAAGGCGGCGCAGTTGACGGTCTGAACGTGAGGTCCGCCTGCTCCTGCTCCAAAAGAATATGTATTGGCATGTTCGTTAGCTCCGGCTGCCTTGTCGCACATGATCATGCTGGCAGCCTGGCCCTGCGAGTTCTGGATGACACTGCCAACCTGCGTCCATGCGGCGTCGCACGTCGGCGTATCGACCGCGCGGATCTGGTTGTAGCAAAACATCAGGTCGCCGGACTGGATCCAGGGATTGGGCGTGTAGTTCGACGAGGAGACGTTGGAATGCAGCCGCGGAGTCTCAGTGTAGTCGCGGAACGGGATGAACCGATTGAGCGTCTTGGCCGGAGCGGTGCTCGGCTTGAACCAGACCGTGCCGACGAGCCCGTTGCCCGAGCCTTCGAACTTCACAGTGATTGGATCGGTGTGATCGACGTTGTAGCCCCAGGCATACCATCCGATCCCGAAGCCGCCCTGGTCATCGATGATGGTCAATGCCGACGTGTTATCGACGAATGCCTTCCACGCAGCCCACGAAGCGTTATTGGCGACCGACTGAAACTCTATGTCCCAATCGGTAGTCAATGTCGCCGTGGCTGAGGTCAATGTGCCGCCATGCACGTTGGCAGTCGAGAACGCATCCGGCGTGCAGGAGGCCACGTTAGCGATCGAAACTTCCGACACAACCACGCCGGTTGAAGACCCGTTGCATGTGAAGTTGTAGGTCGCCGATGCGCCCGCGGACGCGCGCTGGCATTGCGCCATGCTGAAGTCCGCATCGGACGGAGTCTGGATTGAGGTCCATCCCGAAGGGCAAGAGCATCCGTTCGAGTTGTTGATGTCGGCTGTAGCGAACAGGCACGTCCCGCCAGCCGGCGTATTGACGTTGGAGCCGGGTACGACGGAAGGCGTGTAGTTGACGACGTATGGCAGGCCGGTCGTTGCGTTCGCTATTCCAGAATAGAGAACGACGGCCAGAAGTGCGAGGAAAATCCGTTTCATCATGGGTGATACGTCAGAACGACAATGCCGTCAGCGCCGTGACCAAAGAGCCCGTTGCCTTGGTCGCTGCCACCACCGCCGCCATAATTGCCGCCCACGCCGCCAACATCGGTGCCAGTCGCGCCACCGCCACCGCCACCGCCCGATCCCGCCGTGGTCCACTCAGTGCCGTTGCCGCCCTTGCCACCGTTGCCTGTGCTGTTGCCAGCGGATCCACCGCCACCGCCGCCCGCGGAGCCGTCTCCGCCAGGTCCAGCGTTGCCGCCCGAGCCGCCACCAGCACCAAGATAGTTATTGCCGCCGACACCGCCTATAGTTCCGCCAGTGGCCCCACCGGCCGAACCGCCACCGCCGCCGCCGCCACCGCCTGCGGCGCCCGAGTTTGATGTGCTGCCCGCGCCGCCTACGCCATTGGGCCCAGCCGCGCCGCCGCCTCCCGAGCCGGCCTGAGATGTGTTTTCTGGCGATCCACCGCCTTTGGTCTTGACGCAGGAAACACCGGTACACTTACTGCTTGCAGCGGACCCGCCCAAGGTATTAGTGCTGTCCGCACCGCCTGGGCCTCCCTTGGCGCCGGCCACTACGTTCGTGTCTGAGACACTAGTACAGCTTGTGGTCGCGTTGCAAATATAGCTGTCGCCACCGGCTGCGGCTGAGGTCGCGCCGCCAGTGCCAACATGTAGCGTTACTGATCCACTGGGAGTGAGGGCGACGTTGATCGACTTAACGTACGCGCCGCCGCCAGCGCCAGCACCGTTGGTGCCGGAGTTGAACCACGATCGCGCCGCGCCACCGGCCCCGATCACCTCGATCGTGTTATTGCTGCTGTTCCAGTCGGACGGAACGGTATAGGTCCCGTTGTCCGCGACGTGGAGAATAACGACTTTGGCTGGAGATACGGCAGCGCCGCCTCCAGCGCGCGCCGGCTCGCCGTCGTTGAAGTCGAAATACTCCATCCCCCGCGAGACATGAGGGTAGGCAAACAGCGCAGCGCCGACTACGAGGCCGGCGACTACGGTGCGCCAGAAAGCGCGCTTATTCATTAGGGAATGCTCGTCGGCCGTGTCTTTTCGATGGTGGCGAAGTTACAAGATCCAGTTAAGCACACGCAATCGATCTGGACTTGGGCCTCGTCATCAATGAACTTGCGGAAGCCTGAGTCTGGCGTGGTCGGTGTCTTCGAGAACTTCATCCAGGTTGTCGCCGGTATCGGCACAGGCGCGCCCATCGAAGCCGGAGAGGCAACCGCCTCGGGTGTCGGAGCGGCGAATGCACCAGATGTCGGATTGAGCGAGCCGAACGCGCACGCGGCGGCTGCGCTTGAATACAGATCAACCTCGTACCGGTTGGCGTTAGGCGGCACGATCTCGACCGGAGTCGAGGTGCCGGCTGCAACAGGCTGCCCGGCAGATCCCTGTGAGTTGGTCACGACCGCGGCTTGCGCGATCGCCATGCTGAGCAGCGATCCCACGATGACGGCTGCGATGAAGCGGACGAATAGCTTACTCACGTTAGTTCTCCATCCCCTTCTTGCCAGAATAGCCATCGAAGCCCTCGCCCGAGGCGTCGGCGCCGCAGTAGGCCGAGGACGCGCCGTTGAAGGCTGATCCGCCGTCGAACGCGAAAGCAACCGTGCCGCCGAGATTCCAGCGATCGTCAGTCGCCTCCGGCCCGATCGAGAACGAGTTGGTCCCGGGCGTAGTCGTAAACTGCGTCCCGCCCGAGTTCGACAGAAGGTTCGGGCTGATCGCGTTGTCAGTCAGTGTGACCGAACCCGCTTCCGTATCGTCGGTCAGCGTCTCGGCTACTGTCATGGTCTTCGAGTCCGCGTTGGTGACAACGGTGACCGTCTTGTTGTTTCCGGCTTGAGTCGTACAACCGGTGATAACAATCTTGTCGCCGATATTGATCCCGGCGAAGCTCCCGCCTGCGGTCGCAATCGTCTTCGTCGCCGCAGTGAAGGTCAAGTCGGTGAAGGGTCCGAGCACCAGGTCCACCGTCTCATTGACGCATGTCTCGGCAACGGTCAGCACTGTTCCTGCGACCGTTACGGACACGACAGTCTTGACGCCGTTGTTGGTGGCGAAGCGGCAGCCCGAGATTGTTACCTTCATGCCCGGCTTCAGCTTCGAGAAGCTGATCGCGCCGGCTGTGGTGTAGGTCTTCGAAGACGATACGGTCACGTCCGCCAGGTTGAGAGACAGCCCCAGACCGAGATCCGACGGGCCGTTGATGTCGCCGACGTGGCGAATGTCCCCGGTACGCGGGTTACCGCGGCCGCACTGACCGATCGTCGAGGCGGTGCCACTATTGGTTGTGCCGGCATCAGGCGGCATTACTTGCTGTGTACGAGCCACTTACTCTTCTCCCTGGAACAACTTCCCGATCTCGCGCTGACCTGTGAGGTTGCGCACGACATTGCTGCCCTTCTTCACATACTCCGCGGCCTTATCTTTCGCCATCTGCAAGTCCTGGCCGAGGTGGTCGGACAAGCTGGCCGGAGGCGAGCCATCAGCACCGTGTACGTGCTGCATGTGATCTTTGCTGTGGTCAACTGGCATGTTAGTCCTCGACCTCCTCGAAGCAGTTTATGTCGAGCGGAGAATCAAACGTCACTCGGCGACCGTGGTCGGGCAGCAGCGCAGTGAAGGTTCCGGTTTTCGGTTCCTTCAGATCGACGACGACCGAGCCCTTCTTGACTACG